CGTCGATGCGCGGATCACCGGCAAAAACGGGATGGAAATTTTTTGGGAAGCGCTGAACGATGGTTCAGATCATCTTGCTGATGATTATGACCATAATGATGACGGTGTCCATCCGAGCAACGAAGGTCGCTGGGTTATCGCCCAGGAATACCGCGCTCAGTTGGTCGCCGATGGGGTTTTGGATGCCGGTGTCTCAACGCCATGACAATCTCGCCGCACATTCCAGTGTCGGGCGGTGAAGTGATTTGGGTTTTGGGGTGAGTGCCTAGTAAGCCGCCTAACGCAATGATTTTAGATAGAGAGCATTATGCCTACACGCGAATACTATAACGGTAGCATTGAATCCACCAGCGTGGAGATAGAATTAAGAAGTCCTTGTGAAGCGCTTAGCTTAGGAATCACCGAAGGTGCGGTAACTGGCAGCATCGCGGTTGAGGTTCGTATCCCTGGCAACACTGAATACTCGGTGCCGTCAGATAATAGCGTTACTTTAGGCTCAAGAAACAGCCTCACTATCAATAGAGGCCAGTGTGTTTTTGATGCGGTAAAGCTGGCTCCAGATACGCTGAGCGGGCCGGTGAATTACTTCCTAGTGGTATGGGGTGAGTAATGTGCAGACGCGCCGGATGCGCTCCGAATTGCTTGCGCGCGAAAGAGCAATGAGGTAAAAATCGGATCATATTGATGGACAGATTGCGAACCTAAACGCGCTTGTAAATCGTGGATACAACAGGCGCGAGAAGCGAATCAGCACGATGGAGGGTATTTTGATTGCTCAAAACAAGATGTTAAGTAAAGAAGAACCTGACAGCGGATGGCCGCCAAGTTAACAGACAAACAGGAGCGCTTCTGTCACGAATATTTGATTGATCTAAACGCAACCCAGGCAACGCTTAGAGCGGGGTACAAGGATCAGAAAAGCGCTGCGAAGGTTATGCGGAACCCAGGCGTTCAGGCAAGAATCGCCGAACTCCAGGCCGGGCGCTCTAAGCGCACAGCAATAACCGCAGACCGAGTTCTAGAGGAGCTGGCTTTAATCGGGTTTGCCGACCTAGCCGATTTTGTTGAGTGGGATACTGGTAGGGTCACGTTAAAAAACAGTGAAACCCTGGATGCCGCAAAGCGGCGGGCAATTATCGAGGTCGCTCAAGCAAGAGACGGCAGCGTCAAAATCAAATTAGCAGACAAGAAAGGTTCGCTTGATTCAATTGGTCGGCATTTGGGAATGTTTATCGACCGGCATCTGGTGCACGTCGATGAAGTGGAGAATTTAAGCGATGAAGAGCTTGCAAATCGCCTCCGGGAGTGCGAGCAGGCGCTTGCTGAATCAGCAGCGCTACCGCCTACTGCGGGAACAGGCGAGACGAGCTAAAAGGCGCAAGTTGTGGACGTACTACCCCGATGCCGGGCCGCTGCGTCGCGAACTGTATCCAAAGCATATGGAATTTTTTAAAGCGGGGTCAAAGCACCGCGAGCGATTGATTCTCGCAGCAAACCGGATCGGCAAGTCTGAGGGGATCGGCGGCTTTGAAACCGTCCTGCACTTAACCGGCTTATACCCGCACTGGTGGCAAGGCAGGCGTTTTGACCGACCAATCACCGCTTGGGCTGCTGGCGAAACTACCAGAGACGTTCGCGACTCCATGCAAATCAAGTTGCTTGGGCCGTGGGGCGATAAAGGGACCGGCTTAATCCCTGGTGATGTTTTAGGAAAAGTGACACCGCGCGGCGGTGTTTCCGAAGCGGCTGACATGATCTACGTCAAGCATGTTACTGGCGGCATGTCCACGCTAGCGCTTAAAACCTACGAGCAGGGCCGGGAAAGCTTCCAAGCGGCTGAGGTCGATGTGATCTGGCTTGATGAGGAATGCCCCGAGGCGATTTATAGCGAATGCCTGATTCGGACCATGACTACACAGGGCTTAGTGATGCTCACCTTTACCCCGCTTAACGGATTAACGCCGCTGATCATGCAGTTCATGCCGGGCGGGCAAATCCCAGCGCAAGAGATCGCATGAGTAAATACGTTACCACAGCAACTTGGGATGATGCTCCGCATCTGTCCGAGGAGGATAAGGCTGATTTATGGGGATCAATCCCAGAGTATCAGCGCGACGCCCGCAGCAAAGGCATACCTCAACTCGGCAGCGGCGCGGTGTTCCCGATTCGTGAAGAGGAAATTGCCTGCGACCCTTTCCTGGTTCCCGAGTATTGGGCGCTGATCGGTGGGTTGGATTTCGGTTGGGATCATCCGTTCGCGGCGGCAATGCTCGCTCATGATCGGGATACTGACACAATTTATTTGACCCATGTTTACCGGCAGTCGCAAGCAACACCGCTACTCCATTGCGAGGCGGTCAAGGCTTGGGGTTTCCCTGGTATGCCATGGGCATGGCCGCATGACGGCCAACAGCACAGTAAAAATGACGGCGTACAACTGGCTCAAATATACCGCAACCACAACCTTTCCCTGCTGCCTGAATTCGCAAAGTTTGAAGACGGCAGTTATGGGTTAGAGTCCGGGTTGATGCTGATGCTGGAGTACATGCAAGCCGGTCGCTTCAAGGTCTTTCGACATCTATCCGAATTCTTTGAGGAGTTCAGAATGTATCACCGCAAGGAGGGGGTTGTTGTGAAAGAACGCGAAGACATTATTTCAGCGGTTCGCTATGGGTTTATGTGCCGCCGCTATGCCGAAACTCGGCAACCTCAACATAAGCCTAAAATGGCTGTAATGCGCTACTGATGCCAGAAGACAAACCGATCAGAATCAACGATGACAGGCTGAATGAATTGGGTCAGGCGTTACAGTCTCGCTTGGCTCGACAAATGGAGCGCAAACGCCGCATCGAAGAGCGTTGGCTAGAAGATATTCGGCAATACCACGGGCGCTACTCGATTGAGATTGAGAACATCCTGACGCAGCAAGAAGATCAAACCGGCTCCAGTTCGATCTTTGTCAACCTGACGCGGGTTAAGTGCGACACCGCCGAGGCTCGGGTTGCGGATATGCTGTTCCCGACCGATGACCGCAATTGGACGCTAGGCCCAACCCCGGAGCCTGATCTTGCGACGCGCGCCAACAGCGACCAACCCATCCTTGATCCCAACGGGGCTGCTATTGGCGTGAATGGTCAGCCAGTCACCGAGGGCGAACTAGCTAACGCTGAAATGGACGCCGCAAAAGACGCTGCCCGCGCAATGCAAACCGAGATAGACGATCAGCTCAACGAGGCTAAATACGCCGCTATTTCTCGTGATGCGATCCGAGACGCTACACAAGTTGGCAGCGGGATCATAAAAGGGCCGATTATTGTCGGGCGCTCTCGTAAGGCATGGGTGCCGATTGATGATGGCACCTACGAGCTTAAAATCGAACGGGACCGCCGGCCGGCAGTGCGGCGCGTCAGCCCGTGGGATTTCTACCCGGACATGTCAGCAACAGACATCGACGATGCTGAGTATTTCTATGAGCGGGAAAAGCTGACCAGAAAACAGGTTCGTCGCTTAGCTGATCGGCCTGGTTATATGCGGGACCGAATTAAGCGGGTGCTTGAGGATGACTCGCACCGAAAGCATGCCCATAGCGGCGATGATGTGCAACAGCGACTGCGTGAGATCGCCGACATTTACGACGCCGGCGGAGAAGATGCGTTTTATGAGCACTGGACCTACACCGGCCCGGTAGACCGTGAATTTCTTGAGGCCGCAGGGCTTAAAAAGCCTGGTGTGTTCGATGAAATGGAGGTCGAGGTTCACTTTATCGGTGCGACAATCATCAAGCTTGTTCAGATGCCGCTTGAAACCGATGAGCACAGCTATAGCGTGTTCAACTGGATTAAAACGGATGGTTCGATTTTTGGTTTTGGTATCCCGTATGTCATGCGAGCCAGTCAGGAGATCACCAACAAATCTTGGCGCGCTCAGCTCGATAACGCCGCGCTATCGGTTGGTCCACAAGTTGTTGCTGATGCAAAGAGTATCGAGCCGACCGATGGAGTTTGGTCACTAACCGCACGAAAAACATGGTGGAAAAAGGACCAAAACGCACGGGTCAACGATGTGTTTGGGGTTTTCAATATCTCTTCGTTTCAACCGGAATTGCAGTCGATATTCAACACCGCCCGCGAGCTCGCCGACGAAGAGACGGCGCTTCCCAAGTTGGCGCAGGGTGAAATGGGCAACATGCCCAAGCAAACAGCGACCGGTATGTCGATGCTGATCAATGCCAGTAACGTGTTTTTGCGTCGGGTAATCAAGAATTGGGATGACGATGTGACTGTGCCATTAATTACCCGGTTCTACGACTACAACATGCAGTACAACTCGAAGCCAGAGATCAAGGGCGACTTCGAGGTTAATGCGCGCGGCGCTAGTACGTTGATGGTAAAAGAAACCCAGACTCAAGCGCTGCTGTCACTCATGACGTTCGCCAATGATCCGACGTTTGGCCCAATGACCAAGGCGGCTGAACTCTACCGCAGGGTCGTCGAGGCCCAACGCCTGAACCCCGATGACATCATTCTCTCCGATGAAGAAATCGAACAGCGGCAACAAGCCGCACAACAGCCCGGCATCGAAGAGCAAAAACTTGCTTTGGAGCAACAAAAGCTGCAACTCGAAGCGCAGAAGGCCCAACAGGAAAGCCAATTAAAACTGCTTGAGTTGTCAGTCAACTCTGAGCTGACTATCGAACAGCTTCAAGCCAAGATACAAGAGGTCGTCTTGAAGGAACAAAGCGAATCTGAGCGTCAAGATCAAGAGGCCGCAATTAAGCTTGTAGCCGGGAGCGGCTTGTGATTGACCCGCACTCCGGCACATGGACAGCGCTAATGGACCACGTCGATAGCGTAAAAAATGATGCGCTCAACGAGATATTGAGCCCGACAACACCGCCCGACCGGACACAGTTTTTAAGGGGTCAACTTGCCGCATGGGCTGCAATCGCAGCGCTGCCGCATGACCGACCAATCCCCCACAACAAGCCGCTAAGGTAGCCGCTACTATGTCAGACGATACGATTGTTCAGGATACGCCAGCAACGCCAGAATCAAACACAGACGCCGCAGACGCCGCCCTGTGGGATGAGGTCGTTGCAGCAATGAAAGGAGAGGGTCCAGGAGAGGCGGCGCCCGACCAGGGCGCGCAATCATCCGATGATCCAGCCTCGCCAGACACGCCCGATGATGACCAGGGAGAGGCAGAGACCGAGCCTGATGATATTTGGTCGCAAGCCAGCGAGGAGCAGCGTAAGGCGTGGGAAGACCTAAACCACCGATACAAATCGGACCAAGGCCGCGTCAGCGCGCTGCAGCGGCAAATTAACGACCTGCAACAGCAGTTACAAAGATCGCAACAACCACCGCCCAACGATCCACCAAAAACAGATGGCGTCGATTGGGCCGCGTTTGAGCGTGACTACCCGGATGAGGCAAAGGCGATAAAAGCGCTACAAACCGATTCTGAGCAAAAGATTCAAGCCCTCCAACAGAAAATAGACTCAGTGACCGGCCAGCCGGGCGAGCAATTCTATGATCTATTGGACGGTTTCCGGCCGGATTGGCGGGACACCGTTAATTCGCCCGACTTCGATAAGTGGTTGTCCTCTCAGCCTGAGACGACGCAAAACAAGTTCAACTCTACGAAAATCGGCGATGCCGTTAGCCTCTTGCGTGAATTCGACCAGCACCAGGACGCCCAGAGAGTTAAAGCCGAAAAACTCAAACGCGACCGCGAAGACCGCGCCAGAAACAGCGAATCCATAGCGGGCCGCTCCACTCAGCCATCATTAGATGGCGACGAAGGAGACGCCAACGCCATGTGGGATTCTGCTGTCAGTCGGGTACGGGAGCGCGTCGGGGCGAGATAACCCCACACAATTATATAGGCTGTTGCTACAGCCATTTTTTATGAGGTTCCACTGATGCCTACTAAATACGGTGATATTTCCCCGCGCACCGCTTACCACGCAATGGCGATGATGCTTGCTCATGCTGAGCCGATTATCGTGCTTGGAAAGTTCGGTCAAACCAAGCCGCTCCCCAGAAACACCGCTAACAAGGCGAAGTTCCGCCGACCGGTGCCGTTCGCAGTTAACACTACCCCCATTGTCGAGGGAGTAACCCCGGCCGCGCACAAGATCAGCTATGAAGATGTGCCGGTTTCCCTTAACCAGTACGCCGATCTGGTTGAAATCAGCGACGTAGTTGCCGACACTCACGAGGATCCGGTTCTAAACGACGCTTCAATGTTGAGCGGCGAGAACGCGGCAGAAACCACGGAAATGATTGCTTATGGCGTCGTTAAGGCTGGAACCAATAAGTTCTATGCCGCCGCCGCCGATACCGCGCGCGGGGATGTTAACACCGCCATCACTCTTAACCGACAGCATGCGATTATCCGTAATCTCCGCAACAACCGAGCTAAACCGATTACTCGTATCTTGAGCGGTTCCCCTAACTACAACACCAAGCCCGTTGAAGGTGGTTTTATTGCGATGGGGCACACTGACCTTGAGCATGATATTCGAGCGTTGAATGGGTTCGTCCCGGTTGCCGAGTATGGCTCCAGGCAACCGCTGTGCCCAGAGGAGCTGGGTAGCGTTGAGAATACGCGCTATATTCTTTCGCCGTTGTTCGAGCCGTACGCCGACGCAGGCGATACCGCAGGCACAATGAAGTCCACAACCGGCACTAACGCGGATGTTTACCCGGTGGTTTATATGGGGCAAGACGCCTGGGGTCATGTGCCGCTTGCTGGCCGCGACCGGATCACGCCAACCGTGATCAATCCCAGCACCATTGACAAGAGTGACCCGCTCGGTCAGCGCGGCTATGTGGGCTGGAAAGCTTACTACGCTGCTGTAGTCCTGAACGAAGCGTGGATGGCTGTTCTTGAGGTTGCTGTTACCGACCTGTAACCCGTTTTAAGCGTGATTTAAGCGTGATTTAACAAGCCCGGTAAAGTCCGGGCTTTTTTATGAGGAATCCTAAATGTTGAATGCAATTGGTAGTGAGACGCTGCGGCGGGCGATTGGTAATCAGTGCTTGGCCGCCGCTGGGTTTGCTATTCACGGCGGCAACGCCGAGAACGTACTGACCGCCAACGCGGTCACGCTGACCATTGATGGCGTGTTCAACGCCTTCGCAGCACAAACCGAGATCGACCTTTCAGCAATAACGGTTCATGACCGCGATGGTGTTGTCGATGACACTAAGCGCACATTGGCTGATGGGTACGAGCAGAAGTTTGTACTGGCAGCAAACGCCGCTGACACGATTGTGGTGGTTGCCGGTGATCCGCTCCCGACCGCGCAAGGGGATGAGCCGGATTGGCCTAGTTTGCCTGACGGTTATGCTCCGTTCGGTGGGTTAAAAGTGGTCAACGCAAGCAGCGCTGACTTTGTGTTAGGGACCACTGATCTAAGCGCAAGCGGGATCACTGACACCTACTACGATATTATGACAATTCCCCCGAGGGCCACCTAATGGCAACTGAACGCAAATTCCAGGATAAACCCGCGCAGGTAAACATCAAATCGATTCTTGACGCGCAACCCAAAGTCAAGATCGTGATTGAGAAGACCGCCGATGAAACCGCCATTGATGAGCCTTATATCGGCGTCCAAGGGTATGGGTTTAAGTTTAAGCGGGGCGTGGCGGTAGAAGTTCCTCAAGCGGTGGTTAACGTGCTCAACGAGAGCGTCAAAACCGTTTACCGACAACAGAACCGCGTCATGGTTGCTCATGACGTGCCCGCTTACCCGTTCCGCATCTTGCCATGACATTAGCCGAGCTTCGCGCTTTTGTTCGGGAGCAGGCGCAGGACAACTTGGAGCCGTATTTTCTCTCTGACGCGGCTCTAAACGGCCATCTAAACGAGGCCGAAGAAGAAGCTTGTATTCGCGCCAAGCTCCTGTACGACGCAAGCAAGGCTGTAACCCTGGTTGCTGATCAAGCTGTTTATCCCTTGGATGAGGCCGCGCTCAGTGCGCGGTTTTTCTTGTTTGACCGGTTCGCGTTAAGCGGCAACAACTACCGGGTGTTGCACGCAACCACGCTACACAGCATGGATTGCGAGCACCCAGGATGGGAAGACGCAGCAAGCGGCATTCCTGAGTATGTGTTGATGGATCAGGCCCCTAATAGCGTCACGCTATGGCCGACCCCATCCGCTGTTGTGTCTGGCGATGTGGTTCGGTTGCGCGGGTTTCGGTTGCCATTGGCGGCAATGTCTGCTGATGGCGATGAACCGGAGGTCGACGCGGCTTATCACCGTTACTTGGCTGATTGGGCGCTGCATCGGTTCTTCTCTGTTTCTGATGCCGATATGTTTGACCTTGGCAGGGCTGGGCGCCACCTTGCGGCATTCGAGAGCCGGTTTGGTGTTCGCCCGAGCGCTGAGCTGCAATCACTGATGGCCAGGCGTGAAACATTCTCAGTCAAGCCACGCATGAAATTTACGCTGTTCGGAGTCTGATTATGCCTACTATGGCTGATTTCGCATCGCTTCAAGAAGCAATTAGACGGCAACGGGAGCGCCAGCAACCCGGCGTTAGGTCGCCTGGCGGTATTCGCGGCCCCACTGGCGTTCAATCGCCCGGTGAAATCCGTTCTCCCGGTGAAATTCGCGGCCCCACTGGCGTTCAATCGCCCGGTGAAATCCGTTCTCCCAGCGGTGTTCGTTCGGTTGCTGATCAACAGCCCGTTGAATTGCAGCCGGTCACGCCGCCCAGCTTAGCCGGTATTCGGGCTGCTCCAGGTGTTCTGGAGACTATCGGTGAATCACCAGACGGCAGGCCGGTAACCTCGTTCAGTCAAACTGGCGGCGGGCCGGTCACTCTTGCCGATGCGCGTCGCAGTCTCGGTCCTGATCGGCGTGGAACGGTTAGCTCTATCGGTAATTCCCCTGAAGAGCTGGCGTATCGCGCTCAGGTGGTTGAGGGAATCAATAACGCTGCTGCATCAATTCGCCGTGGTCGCCTTGAACGCAGAGCTTCGCGTGGTGGCGCGTTGGGTGAAGCGGCCCGTGCTGAGCTGTCTCGCATGGACGAACGCGAGGAGAGCAAGGGTACTCTTAATCTGCAGCAGGACCAACTCCAGGCCAGCTTGGCAGCCTCCCAGAACAGACCAAGCGTGTTTGACACCACACTGCAGAGGGAGCGCGCCAAAACCCAAGTGCAGCGCGAACAAACCCAAGCAGGCGCTGAGCGCGACGTTGGCGGTTTGTTTTCCAAGCTCAACCAACTTGAGGGCCTGACGGATATTACCGGGCTTGATGCGGGCGCGCGCACCTTGGCGTCTCGTGCTGGGCAGGTTTTCGGCGGGGGAGGTGAGTTTGCCGCGAAGGCCGAACAGTTTAGCAGTCTATCTAATAATCTTGCCGCGTCACTCGTGAAACAGCTTCCTGGGCCGCTAACAGAAAAGGAGCTGAAATTTATTCAAGGCCAGACTGTTCAGCTTGGGAACACGCCCGAAGGGAACCGGCAAATCCTGACTAACCTTAGGCGGTTCGCGATAGAGAACCTGCAGCGATCCAATGTTGATATTTCGCCATTGATAGAGCAGCGTGGAGAAGAACTGAAAAGCCAAGGGCTTAGTGATGATGAGATCGTGCAACAGCTCCGCGAGGAAGGGTTTCAGTAATGGCGCGCTTTACCGATATGCTGCGCAACAACCCCCAACAACAAGTAGCCCCCGCAGGGCGTTTTTCAAAGATGCTGCGCTCAGGTGGCGTTAATAACCCCCAGGCCGCGCCAACCCAAAAGACGACCGGCCGTCTAGCTCCTCCGCAGGATGAGTACCGCGTAACTGATGACATGGGAACCGGCGAGCGGGTGCTTGCTGGCTTGGGTCGTGGGTTAACCGTGGCGGGGCGCGGCGTCAAACAGCTTGGCCTTGAGGCTGCGCGGGCGTTAGGCGCAGAAAGCGTTGGTGGCGCTGATATAAACGAATTACTGCAAGAACTGCAGGGCCGCGAAGCTGACGAAAAGCGCCTGTTTGACGCTGACCTAGGAAAGACCGGTGCCGGCATGGCGGGCGCTGTAATCGGTGAATCTTTGCCGTTACTGGCGGTTCCCGGCGGCGCTGTGGCTCGTGGTGCCAGTTTTGCTCAGAAAGCAGCAGCAGGCGCAGGGCTGGGCGGCGCAGTTGGCGCAACGCAGTTTGTCGATGAGGATGAAACCCGGCTTGGCAATACCCTGCAGGGCGCTGCTTTGGGTGGCTTGGCGGCCGGAGCGTTAGAGGGTGTAGCCCGAGGCGGTTCCAGGGCGATCAATGCAGCGAGGGGTCGTTTGCGTCCCGAAGTCGAGGACGTTACGAAGCTAGGCCAACAACATAACGTGCCGGTGTTTGCTCCTGATGTGGCCGGGTCGCCTATGATGGGGAAAATAGCCACTCTATCTGAGGATGTGCCGCTGGTCGGCATGGCTAAACCCAGGCTGCAGCAATCGGAAGCTGCAGGTAAATCAGCCGAGGCGCTAATCGGTCGGCTTGCGCCACAGATTGATGATGTGGGTCGAGAGATACAAGGGTCGCTAACCAGGCGCACAGAAGCCCTACAGAAAGCCGCAGGCGTTCGCTATGACCGAGCATCGAAGGCCGCTGACCCATTGGGGGAAGTGCCAATGAATAATTTGCGGTCTGCTGCTGATCGGCTGCTAGATCAGGCAAAACAGGATGTTGTCCCCGATCAGGCGCTAATTAATCGACTCGAAAAGATAACCAAAGCGGCAAACGCGCCAAGCTTTAGCGTCGCCCGTCAATACCGGTCTGGATTAGGGGATGAAATCAGGAAGCTTGAATCCGCCATGGACATGAAGGGCGCAAGGCCATTGCAGCAAATCAAATCAGCGCTAGAAAAGGATCTTGGGCAGTTCGCCGATAACGCCGGCGGCGAAGTCGCAAAGCGCTGGAAATCTGCCGACCGGTTCTTTCGTGAGCGGGTTATTCCTCAGCGGGAGCGAGATATTGTCAGAGCGGCGCGCAACAATAGTCCTGACGAGGTGTTTAGGCAGTTCGTTAAGGCGAGCACTAAGGACCGGGCGCAAAGGCTCTACAGCGCGATGGACAAAAAAGGGCGAAACGCGGTTAAGGCTGGAATTCTTGATCAGGCGTGGACTAAAGCGGTTCAAGATGGATCAAAAGGCGTAACGTTTAGCCCGGCTAAGTTTGCCCAAGAATTGGAACGAGTGCAGGGAGCCGCTGGCGTTTTCTTCAAAGGCGCGGATAAGAAGGAGCTTGACGGTTTTGTGAAGCTGATGCGCCACGTTGAACGCTCGGGCCAGGTTGCCGAGAATCCGCCGACCGGCGCGCGGTTGGTGTTGCCTGTGGTTATGGGGGAATTCCTGGCACCTGGAACTGCTGTGGGTGCTGGAACGGTGGGTGCGCTGTCTAGGGCGCTGTTTACTACCGAGGTGGGTAAGCGCCTGCTTTTGGCGTCAAACAGGCTGCCTCCTGGATCGCCCAAACTGGAACGATTTGTTTCTGAGTTCAGAAGAGCGGTCCCCGCTATGATCGGGACGCAAGAGAGCCTACCCAAGCAGTAAGCCGTCGCAGCGATAGCGATACAGCGTAATAACCGCCCGCGATAATAGGGGCGATGACCACGCTTTCTGAAATTGGATACGCGATGACCACCGCTCCGACTGTAGTCCACATGACGTTATCAAGAAACTCGACAACAAACGGCATTTTCATAACCCATGCCCATTGATCCACGAAACAGAAGCCCCATTGTAGCCCGGTTCGGTCGTGGCATCGATACCCGATCACGCGAAACCGCTATCCCGGATGGCGCGTTGGCTGATGCGTCGAACGTGGACATTACCCGAGATGGCCATGTGGTGTTCGCCGCTGGTGGGTATAGCGCCGTGGATGGCGCTGCAGGCGGTCATAGCCTATGGTCATGGCCTAGCCTTGGGTATGCGCTCTACGTTTCGAGCGCTGGCAATTTGACCCGCGTTGATTCGGACGGCACAACAACCGCTCTAGCCTCGGTTAGCGCTGATCGCCCGTTGGCCTACGCCGAGCACAACGGCCGGGCGTATTACGCCAACGGCCTTGATATGGGTTATATCGACCAATCCGGCGCGGCCAAGTTGTGGGGGGTCGATGCGCCACCAGCCCCAAGGGTATCTGTTGGGAGTGATGGCGGTATGCCCGCCGGACGTTATCACGTCGCAATTACCGTGCTATACAACAACGGCGAAGAGTCTGCGCCCTCTCTGCCGCAAACCGTGACGCTTAGTGATGTTGGCGGCATAACCGCAACCCTCCCAAGTAGCCCTGACATCACTGCTGTGTTGGTGTATATCAGTTCCACGAAATCACCCGATGGGACCGAATTGTATTACCACGGGAGAGGCGACCCCGGCCAATCCTACCTAATTACTGGATCGGGTTCCGGTTATCGGTTAAACCATCTATTCAAATCACGTATGCCATGTTGCACGGTCCTGGCTCCATTTAAGCGGCGGATCTTGGGCGCTATCGGGTCAAACCTGTATTTCAGCGAAACAAATCAAGTCTCAATTTGTGATCTGCGCCACAACTGGCTGCCGTTCAGTGAACCGATTACCTGCATAGCTCCTGTTGAGGATGGCTGTTACATCGGCACCAATACCAAAACATACTGGTGCGCGGGCAACGATCCGACAGAATGGAGCAGAATTGTTAAGCGCCCTTATGGCATCGCAAGCCAACCATCGGTGTTTTATCTGCCCGATGATACGTTCCAGGCTGAGGGGTTGCCTCCCAGCGTCGGCGCGCCGTGGTTCTCACAAGATGGTGGTGTTTGTATTGGACGCAACGGCGGCTTTATTCAGAACATCACGCAGGGCGCTGTCGGGATTGGCCCGCACCGCGAAGCGGCTTTGGGTTACCGGGAGCATGATGGAATCCGACAACTGATCGCCGCCCTGCGAGACACCAGCCCGAACACCCGCTCATCCCCCAATCCCTCCGTAACCGGCACCTCACAATATGGCATCACAACAACCTGACAAAGCTGCTAGGCGCGCAATCTGCGGTAAGTGCGAGCACAAGCGCGGCCCTGTTTGCGGTCGATGCGGCTGCGTGATTGTAATCAAAACCCGTCTTTCCTCCTCCAAGTGCCCGATTGGGCGATGGTGAAAAATAATGCTTAGTTTCCCTAAAGATTTTTTGGCCCGCCATATCCGCGAATTGACGCGGCACGTTCGCAATCACGCATGGGACCAGTGCGAGAAAAGCGGGATTTTAACCATCGGTGAGGCAAGCCCGATCCAATGGAAAGGCGTTGGGCGTTTGATTGGTCCTGATGGCGTTGTTCATGGAATGACAAACAAATGGACAACACAGGCATTAACCGACATGCTGAGTGTGTATGTTGATAGTGGCTCACAGTCTGCAAACTGGTATTTTGCGCCATTCTCTAATAACGGGGCGACCCCGGCTATTGGCTGGACCGCAGCAAACTTCAATTCCAACGCGACAGAAGTCACGAACTACGATGAGGCTACCCGGCAGGCATGGGTAAACGCAACCCCATCCGGCTCATCGGTGGGGACGACAACCGACGCAACAATCACCGCATCGACTGGTGGGCTATCAATCGCTGGGTGTGGCGTGCTTAACCAGTCCGGCAAAGGTAGCACCGCTGGGATACTGTTAATTGCATTGAAGAACACTAGTGGCACCGCTGTTGCTTATTCCGAAGGCGACCAACCAACAATCGGCTACACGCTAACGCTGACTGCCGTCTAAACCCCCGTGTCGGTATTTTCCCCCACTCGCCGTTACCAGCCCTTTATCGGGAGGCCGCACGCCTATCAAACTTTAAGTTTTGAGGGTGGCGCGGTTGCAGACGGTGCGCTAACCATAACGTTCACTCACCCGCTTGCTTACGCGGGCGAGGTTGAGGCTTCTGGCGCTCTACGAGTCGCGGGGCTTCATGCTTACGCTGGCGAAGCGCTAGCGGATGGCGTTTTATCCCTAGTTGCTCCGCCTCTTGATTATGCTGGAGAAGCGGAAGCAAGCGGCGCTCTGCATATTGCGGGGCTGCATGTTTACGCTGGCGAGGCTAACGCCGACGGCGCTTTTGTGCTGGGCTTTCCGGCCCTGGTGTATGCCGGTGAAGCGCAAGCCGCTGGGGTTTACACGCTACGGGCTGATATTGCCCTAGCGTATGCTGGCGGTGCGCAGGCGACGGGCTTGCTTGATATTGGTGGCTTAATTGCCCAGGCCGCGTTAAATCACTGTTACGCAATCAATACCGATAACGGCGCGGCGTCGAGGTATGACGGTTTTCCCCTGAACTCGTTCGCGCAACTCAATGGCGTTGCCTTTGGTGTGGATGAGAGCGGGCTGTATACCCTGGGCGGCAATACCCGCAATGGCTCATCTATCAGTTCTTATATTCGCACTGGCATGATCCCGGTCGGCGGTAACATGCTATCCAGGGTTGAGGATGTGCGGCTAGTAATGAGCACTGACGGAGATGTTGTTGTGAAGGTGCGCGTGGTGGAAAGCGGGGTAATGAATGAGTATTGGTATGAACCCGTATCCGTGACCGCAACCGTAGTGCGTGAAAAAATTGCAAAAATCGGCAAGGGGTTAAAGTCGCTACACTGGCAGTTTGAGGTACACAACCAGTCAGGCTCTAGCGGTGCACTTGAGCAAATCGACATCCACGGAATACAGCTAACCAGGAGGCGTTACT